TCCATCTTTAACTGCATAGAGACAAGGGAGGTCGATTAGGGTTCTAATTATAGGGTCAGATAAATATATATTCATATATTTACGATTATCACCAATGTGTTTCTCATATTTCTGACCGTACTGATTTATTAGGCGAAGTCTTCTAATTATACCTTCTCCAAAACTACGTGGGTCGTCCTCTTCAAATGGAGGATTTTTACCTACTGTGGCAAATCTTCTACTTATCCAATCGCCTAAACCCATCGATGACCTACATTTATATCCTTTTCGCTGATATTTATAGCTTTCCTTAAACGCCGCGAGGAGCTTCTTTAAAAATACGGTTTCTTCGGCGTCCGCCTGTGGTCATTGTAACACCACTATAAACTCCTCTTCGACTGCGCCCACCATCTGTTCCTACTCGAATAGATGTAAAGCTACTTTCTGCGGGTAGCATCCCTAATGTAGCGTGAATCCCCATCACGGAGCTATCACAGTAATCGTCGTGTCTTCCAGTAGGTGCCCCAATTTTTTCTGTCTTTTGGGTAGCATCCATAACATATTCTAGTATAGAATGTTCGTTATACCATTTCGACATCAGTTTTTTATCCAACCCCAGAAGGTTATTGGGATTCGGAACCCGGACCTTGCCCTTCTGTATAAATGATACATAATCACGATAAACATATGTTTTCGTCCCTTTGGGTCCTCCTGTAAATATGAAAGGTATAAAGTGGATACTGTCGGGAATGCATTCTAAACGTATCTCCTGCTCAAAAGCGCCGCCAATACCAGTAGCATCAATAATAATGCGTATGGCTCCAAAGCTTCTTGCAACTGCCATAATGCGTTCACGCTGGTATGGTATATCGTGTCCACCAGATTTAGGACCGATTTCTTCCAAATATATAAGTCTTGCAATGTTACCTGTCTCAGACTTCTCGGTAATCCAAACACTAATAACAGTGCTATTAACGGATTTACCAATATCCACACCCACAGTACAATTGGAAAAATTCTCTCTGTCCGCGTCCTCGGGTCGTATGAAGGTATAGTCATCAAAACAATTCCTTAAGTATTTGTTATTGAACACACTCGATACACTTTCTACAAATTCACATTCGTACTCTGTTTTCCAATGGATAGAATCTTCGCCCCATTCTATCATCTTATTCAACATTTCTTCTTCGTCATATGGGGGGCTATATGCTTCTCCCTTTACAACTGCGTCTCTCCAATTGAAATGCAATCGTTCGAAAGTATCGGAATATCCTTCATCATAGAGATATCGATGCATATGGTTTTCTTTACTTTTAGGTGTCCCTAGATTAATAAATGGCGCCTTATTCGCTATTATACACGGCTCTACATTATCTATAAAGAGCGAGTCAGCTATTAAAGGACTTTCATCTACTATTAAAAAGGTAGGGTGTTGACCTCGTATTGCTTGCCCCTGATTGCTTGGTGCAATAGGAGCACGACGCAATACTGTCCCCCCTTTCATCTTAATCGAAGGTTTGTTATGCAATTTGTAAGCTCCTATCAATGAATTTAAAAATACATTATCTCTAAAATGACGGTATACATAATTAAAAATCAAAGCTGCTTGGTCTTCGGTGGGAGCAATAACGAAAACTAAATCTCTAAAGCGGCGAAAAAACATCCAAACAACAACGGCCACCGAAAGAGCCCACGACTTACCGCTACCCCGAGGTGCCAGAACAGCCATCTTACGTTGAACATTAGAATCTCCTTTGGGATATGTCAATGATTTGGTTATGATTTTCAATTGAAGCGGTCTTAACCTTAATGGTCTTTGATTAGCATCCACTAAATACGTTTCACAAAAGGCGCGGACCAGTTGTTCCATTTTAACTTCATCGCATCTTATCTCTTCGAAAAATGATTCCATATGAGCAGAATCAAAACTATTCTTGCCCGATATCGCTTTCTTCAGGTTCTTCGTTTCGTTCTTCACTGTCTTCATCATTTGATAAGTCCCCTAAGAAGTTCATAAAGCCTTCGGTCTTCTTCTCTACAATGGTAGGAATCTCTATATTCAATGCACGGAATTCGGTATGGATATCCCTTACTATCTGATTGCGCTGTTTTAAAAGAGTATTGCGTAGATTTATATCTTTTATGTGTTCTAATATTTCTTCCCATAAGATATCTTCCACTGCCAGATTTCTCGCCAATAAACGAACAAGTTCTCTGTGACGTTGGTATTCCGCTTCTCCCACTCTTTTTCGTAAACGGAATGTATATTCCTCAACAGATTCACTCATTTCTTCTTTCTCTTTTTGGCTGATGGTTTTAGAGATGGATATTTCCTATATACCGCTGCTCTAATACCAGCTGGCCGTGGGGCATTGTGAGCTAACTTCAATGCTGACTTAGCTCTCTTTAAAGAATTAATAGGAAAACTACCTGCGGGTGCTCCTCCTGACGGACCTGCAAAGGATTTCACTCCCTTATATTTTCCTACGTTTGACCCACCTGGTTTTTTCCGTGCAGCTGCCTGTTTTTTCTTAGATGCTGCCTTCTTCCTTGTCTTCCTTTTGTAGGCCATTGTTCGATTCCTCTAACCATTAGATGATGCATTTCCAAGACGTCCACCTTTAGTGCGAGCACTGTAGGTAGGTAAATTCTTGGTATCTGCAGCATAATTAACGTTGTCCGTATATTGGTCCACAGTGGATTCTCCATCTGCATAAACCATTTTCTTTGGATTTTCGATATTTTTATATGATGTAATAGGTTTCTTATAATTCATCTCGGCTATCTCTGCCTCATCTGGTCTTGGGAAGTCCAGTTTCATATCAGGGTTGTTTCCGTGGAAATGCTCACCCTTTGTTAATCCCTTATCGTCTTTGTATGCCATATTTATTCTCCGCTGCATCCGCAGCCTTCATCGTCGCAACAAACTTCATCTTTTCCAAGGCACGATAAAATTGCCTCCAATACTTCGTGTAGTCCTGCCACTTGTTCTCTAACTTCTTTTAATTCTGCTAATACAGTTTCGTCTTCTAATTCATTCATCGTTATTCTCCAAAAAATCTTCCAGTCTTTCTACAAGCTTAGACTTTTTACCTTTAATAGATAGTCCAAGTTCTTCCAATTCATCTTTAAGTTGGGCTACCGTAAAGGTACTAAAATCAAACTCATCATCCTCTTCCGGTTGTGGGTCTGGTGCAACTGGAGAAGGTTTATAATCATCCAAATCAAATCTTACTTCTACCTGTTTTGCACACTTAGGACACACCCCTCGTTTAAAAAAGGATAAATTATCTGTTATTTCTCCTCCTTGGAAAAGGCCATCACAACTAGTATAGGGACATCGGAACATACATATATTATCGGTTGTTGTTATATATAAAAGCATCGCTCATTTCTTGATAAAGGCGCCCCACATTACTTGTGTAAATTCATCATATCTAAATTCTTCCAGATTGTTTTCTTCTATGCATTCTGAAATGTCATCATAGGAAATCTCAGATTTCCAAGGAGTGTAGGGAGGGGACATATTCAAAGGTTCAGTAATTTCCCACCAATCTTCATCTGTATCTCTATAATAGTAACACATAATAACATCTCCCTTCTTTAAGAAAGGTGCATATGTTTGAAATTCTCTCTTTTTATATTCAGTGTTACACAAAACTATCACTCTTGTCGGAGTATCAATGGCTTCCTTTATCTCTTTAACTATATCTTCATTAAGGCAATTATCTTCAATACCATAGCTTACTAATCGGCCTCCTTCCTTTTTATTCTGATTTAGAAAATGTGTAAATCCTCTACGAAATGCCCCTGTTTGAATTACAACACCAAACAAAAGTAATGCCTTCTTTAATACATCTACTACACCTGGTGTTTGTGAAGTTCTTTCTCCATCCACGATAAGATATCTTTCTTCGTTATTTCGTTCCAATTTCTGTTTTCTCATTCTTTAATCTAGCTTTTTGAGTTTCTCTAGTATTTCCTCTTCATTGTCGTCGTTACCATTCCTAAACGTACCTTTCCTTGTCTGTTCTATCTGACTATTCTGTTGTGCAGTCCATAATTCTAATACCTTATATATAATAACTAATGCAGGTGAACCTATAATCAAAAGAACCGACTTATAAGATTCTATGTCTTCTACTATCTCTGGATGACGAAATGCCATCGTAACCAAGAATATAGATAATCCTACCCAAGCCATAACAACTGGAGCTGCTACCATTATCATCATAAAATTAGCAAAGTTCCCATCAGGCGTAGCTGCATCTTTTTTATGATTGCTCATTTCTTCTCCTGTAATAATAACTTAATTTCTGCGAGAGCTATTTTTACCACATTCATATCCTCTGCATTCTTTTTATGGCGAGCTCCAAATTCGTTCTTCACTTCATATAGTGAAAAAACCATAAAACGATATAAAGCATAAATTGCTCCAAGAAGGAGTATTAACGGTAATCCATAATCTTCGATTGCGACTAAAACATCTTCCATTATTCACCTCCCTCCATCCTTATTCGAGGTATATCAAACTGTTGTTGAAACACATAATCCTCTAATTCTTCATCCCACTCTTCATTTGCCATACTAATACTCTGTTTTTTTGTTATTTAAAGGTTTTCATATTAGGCCATTCATCCACAAGATACTGATGCCCGCCAAGATAGCCAGAATAATTCTTATTGCGTCCATTTGCATTATTTCCACCCCTTACATTTCTTCTGGAGAACAAATTATTTAAACCTTTGGAGATACAGTATATTATTTCACATCGTATGCTCTAGTATATTACTATACATAGTATATACTAAGTATAGCATATGCTTAGCTATCTCCAAACCTTTATATATCTGCAACCCTGTCCAAAAGTATGACAAAAACTCAAGACACATCGACTGATGTATCTTTCACCGTTACCTTAGACGAAGAAGGTGCCACGGTGCAGCCAGAAAATTGGGAACCAAGCGAACATCGTTTGTCTCCCTCTAAGATAAATCTCTTCTTGCGATGCCCTCGAGCATTCTATTACAGGTATTTAGAAAAACTACCGGATAAACTAACCCTCCACTTATTCAGAGGTACCATTGTTCATAATATTCTGGATGAGATATTTACGAAAGAATTCAAAACACCCCATAAATGGCGTAATGGTGAACCCCAAGAATGGGCCATCTTAGAATTTCGTAAAAAATGGAAGGAACTCCACGACACGAAGGAATGGCTTTTCAAAAACCCCCAAATAGATGGCGATGTAATGGAACGCGAGACCATAGATTTGTTAGCCAACTTCTGTCATAAGATAGAAAGGAAGTTAAATGAATTGATGGACTGGGGCGTAGCAAAATCTCCATATCAAGCCTTATATCAATTAAAGCCGCGGTTTGCAGAACAACGAATCCACAATAAAGAATTCAAACTGGTGGGTATCATCGATAGTGTGATACAAGATTTCGAAAAGAACATCTCAATCGTCGATTACAAGACCAGTAAACGATATGGGCACTGGGTACCAGAAGATTACTACCGGCAATTGATTATATACGCACTCCTTTATTACAAGGATACGGGGGTAATGCCAATGTTCGCAGGTATCGACTGGTTAAGATATGACGAATCATATTTTGTTCGCATAACGCAATCTGAAATCGATGAAGCGCAAGATTTGATACGTGGCATCCACGATGACCTTGGAAGACGCGGCAGCGATATCGAGAACTACGAACTAGTTCCACAGAAACTTTGTGAATGGTGTGCTTTCTATAAGAAACCGTGCGAACCGGGACCAACTTGAGAGGAAAAAGATTAGTATGTTTATTCTGTGGCAAGGAATACATTCACTCATTGACCTTCAAAATGTTCGTGTGTGACGACTGTTATGAAAGTAACGCATTAAAGAAAGGCGGTAACCTTTAAATACAATCAGAACATAGAACATTACTGTGGGTTGCCACGCTATTGGTTAAAAATAGAAAATTGACAACTACAATATTCGGGAACCCACGCCAAGAGGTATAATATGACAAACAATACAACGGCAAACGCAACTACAAACGCAACAACGACAAGTAGCGAAACGAACTTACTTGAAGGACTAATAGACCAATTAACGGCGGCACCGGAGCTTCTAGCTGTAGCCGCAGTAGTAGCTGGCGCTGGGGCATATGCTTATCTTCGTGTACCACAGTTCAGCTTTATAGTCAATAAATACGTTCCCTTCCTACTTGCAAGATACGAATCCGAAATAGACGACCTTATAGAAAAGAATCTGACAGTAATTCAGAAGAAGGCGTACACTAAACTGGACTCGAAGTTGCAACAGACGATGCGGGACAGTGTTCTTCGAGAAGTCATTATGTCCAACTACGACCACTATGACGACGAGTTCGCGAAGACTGTAAAAGCAGAAATCCGTGGCGCTCTATCGTCTGCACGTGGCGAAAGTAAGTAAACCGCAGTACTACAATGCCCAATGGCATAACTGTATGAAATGCCGAACCCATTATATGAGCGAACAGCCTCACCTCAGGGCATACCTCTGTGATGATTGCTGGAAAAAGATGCCTCATTACCGTCCCCACCCTAAGACAATTATAAGAGAACAACAAAAACCGTCAAAGGGTCCTACCTACCATATTCCTCATATTTTAAGTCAGATATCATTAAAGGAGGCCCTCCTCTATATCATAGGCAACGGATTGTGCTTACTAATACTATCCTACTATCTGTGGTTCAAGTAATGTCCTCCCTCCTTCCCTCCCGTTGTCCCCTTTGCGACGGCCGGGCCATAGTTATCAACGAAAAAGGCCACTGGCGTTGTTGTAAGTGCAACCCTGTGAAATAAACATATTTTTAAAAAACGGGTATATTTTCTTTTTTCACACTCGTGCCCAATTTTTATAAAAGGCCTAATTCAAAATTTCTCCGATTTGTTTAAACCCCTGGGGGGAATCGGGTCACCTTCTATCCTTATCTTTAGAGGGGGCCGTGACTAAATGGCCTGAATTTCTTTATATACCCCCGTGGCCCTGTATACTTGCCTTGGACGTAGTCGCACATTGTCCCCCTATTAGTCGATAGGTTCCAAGTTAGGGCACTAAAGTAGATAACTACCTCTGCCCCCGCAAGGGGTAAGAAGGAGGCAAGGTTGAAATAGATGGCAGGACAAGTGGTTGAGTATCACTTACCCACGGTTGGATGACCCAAAAATAAGATACCTCTCTGAAGAGTGACTTCTCCGAAGAGGGCGTGACAGTGCAGACCGAAGACTAGAGTAGCACTGAATAAGGATTAATGTAAGAAATGCAATGTCCCCGAACAAAACTTCTGTGGTATCTTGTGACGAGTCTGTGGAGGAAGGTTGTGTAATGGCAACGACTCCGCTTACTACCCTGAGATGGGAAAGAAGGAATGACTGTGGCCCCAAACTATAGTTATGCCCGAATGCCCTACGACGGATTCGACCGAGTCCTCCAGGCGTCTGGATTTATGGGACGTCCGCACGGAGCTCGAGTCGCTATGGGTCTGTCTTTTGTATCTCTGTCCAAGACAGAGGAACACAAGGCTTTCTTCGTAGCACTCGGTGCAGAAATGCGGAAGTTCCTGAAGTCCGGTATGTCGGTGGGACAGAAGGCCGGAGTCGTGGTCGCCAAGTCCGATGAGTCGGAACGAATGGCGTTCATCGAAGCAGTCCCTGAGGATGATTTGATGGCGCTAGCCGGAATGATTTCAGAACGATTGGGCCTCACGGCACCAGCTGAGTCGAAACCGTCTAAGGCAAAGGGCAAGAAGTAGAGTCCTTCGGGACTCGAAACTCGCCTGACCTGTCTGAGTTACCCACCTTGGTGGGAACTGTCGACGACCTAAGAACCAAAGTAACCCGGAATTATGGCGACTCCTCAGGGGGTTCCTATGAATCCGATAAGGAAGGTATACGTGGCGCCGACTAATTGTGCCAACGGGGGCCTGGCCTGATTTGGCCCCCCACAGGATTTAACTATGACTACATACGAAGTAACAGAGAGGGTTGTAAATGCAGCCCGTGGTGAATTTCTCACTCTAGCTACAATGGAGAGGGACGAGTTCGGTGGATGGCACCGAGCCCCTACTACCCACTACTTGCGAGAGGGAGACTGCGTGTTCCAGTGCAGAATTTTCGGAAGAAATGTTCTCACTGAAAAGGCCTCATCAGAGATGTGTGACATCTTCGACAGAGTGCCAATGAAAACTCACTCCGAGTTAGCCGCCGAAACAAAGGCGATGACTTACAGGAACGGTCGACCAGAATAAGACTGAACGAGTGATTTATACAGATACCACAGAGGAATGACGATTAATAACAGACGAAGGCCCCCAGGGGAGGCAGACCTGACCAGACACGAAAAGCGAACCGGGGGAATACCAGCGAGGCAAAAAAGGTAAGTCCTCGCAGGAGGGAAAAATGCAGACCTGAGTAAGTCTACCTAAACTACTCACTTTACGATTCTCGAAGAACCGAAGTCGAAGAACCGGAGTCCAAAAACCTACGGAACCGTCCCGCTCGATGTCCTGTGTGAGGACTCACACCGAGGGGAAAGTAGTGCTAAACCGAAAAGGCCGGCAAGGAAATTGGTAACGGCAATCATATCGAGAACGGTTAAGAGATAGACCAGGATGGGCACGAAGTAACAAGAACATCTGGTTGAGATAAGACCACCGAAGAGACCTCTCTCAAGGAGTCCTAGGAATCCGATACAGAGAGGTGTGGCACTTAGACTTCATCGGACTGCGATGAATACTGCTTGAGGTCCCGCAGCTCGAGTCGCTGTCAGACCCGGACTTAGTGCGGACAATCCCAGCGATGCGCGGCCTCGAAACCGTTCCTTGAGCAAGGACAAAGAAGTGCTGGGGCTGACCTAGCATAAGACCTCCTGCCCTAACCCGGCAGGGGGCACCTGAGGATTAACACTGATACTGAATCAAAGGCTACGGAGCGCCCTTCTGCGCCCGGGGGCCACCCTGGACTTTTTTGAAGTGCTGCAGCAGACGACCCGAGCATATGAGAAAATGCTCGAGCGCTTGCGCTACAGCGGTCCGCTGGAGAGAGAAAACGCTGTGCTGCAGCAGACTACCGCAGCATAAAAAAAAAGAGCTATAGCAAAGCGCTGCAGCGGTCTACGCCAGCGAGAGAAAAGAGCTCCAGCGCTATGCTGCAGCGGTCTGCCACAGCGAGAAAACTCGGCTCGAGCAAAGTGCTGCAGCGGTTCGCCGCAGTGAGAAAGAAGCGCTCGAGCAAAGCGCTGCAGCGGTTCGCTGGTGTGAGAAAAGCTTGCTGTAAGCTGATGCTTGCTGTAAGCTGACGCTCGATGCTCACGAGCTGACGCTGGGGCTGTCACAAGCTGACGCTGGAAAATTGGAAGCTCACGCTGGGGCTGTCAAAGCTCACGCTGGAGCTGTCAAAGCTCACGCTGGAAGCTCTCAAGCTCACGCTGGATGAACCTAAACTTGCTGGTTCTAGTTTGCTGAACTGGTTTGATGTGTGTGCTCGAAGAAAGAGCTATATTATTTCACATACTGCTGGTATATTATAATACGCTAAGTAATAGTATACGCTTAGTATATAGCATATGCTATAGTAAGAAGATACCCTAAGCATTGTTATGTATATAAGCACTTACTAAGCGCAGCTATAATATAGATATTAATATGCTTTACTTAACATATCTAAGCAGTGCCGCAATTTTTGTAGCAGTCTACCGTGTCAGTTGCTAATGCTCCCAGCTGGCATACCTTTATATACTCTGCTATCCCTAAAAAATTACCCTCCAGCAAAAAAAATACAAATGCTGGATTGAAACAAATGAGCGAAAAAACAATAGAGCTGGAAGACATCCAGAAGTTGCTGCAGTGGCAACAAAAGCTGGAAGGCAAGACACCAGTGCTCGGTCTAACCGACAATGATAGCCTTCTACAAGAAACGCTGCAGGAACTGTCAGCATATTGGTTCCGTGAAGAGCAGGCGACTCACCCTGCTGCCGTTGAATTATTTACCCGGCAGTTATTTGATTCGCTGCGAACTATGGACCCAGTAAACAGGAACAACGTGCTTAACCGCATCCGCTTGGAAGGTGGTTATCAGAGCACAGGGACTGGTGGAATTAGCGGAGCCAACCGCTACCATTCAGATAGAAGTAAAGCAGATGGCAGTTTGATACGCAGGAGAAGATAAATGCGCTGTGTAGATGAAAGCATATGTAAAAGAAGTGATAGGTATGGACACTGCTCGAAATGCGACAAGCCAATCCTGGTAGAAGAGCTATATGAATGCCAGCACTGTCGATGTGTGATATCGCTCGGTAAAGAGTGTATTAATTGCTATGGAGATGAAATATGAAGCAAGAAAAGAAATGTAAGTTGCTGTGTGGCAAACCAGCATTAAAATGTTGGCAAGCTGCTGATATGTGTAAAGAGTGCTATGCAGTTCACCAAAAAGCTATGGATAACGTAATGAGCACAGGACACTTCTAATGAAGCAATGGCACAACCTGAAAGCATATGTAAAAGAAGTGCTAGGTATGGATTTTTGGAAACAGCAATGATTAGAATACACTGCTCGAAATGCGACAAG